ATGAAAAATCAGATAATTAGTTTATACGATTACACGGGCGTAACTGTCGAACCGTGGGCGCGTGCAGGATATGAATGTTTTTGCTACGACATACAACACAGAGAAGAGGGTGAGACAGTCCGCTATGAGGGCGGGGGAAGCATCACCAAAGTTAAGATGGATCTACAAGAAACCATGAAGGACGATAAAGGCTTCGAGTTCTACCCGTTCATATTCAAATTGTTGAAACGTCACAGTTACAAGACACATATGGTCTTAGCGTTTCCGGTATGTACTGATTTAGCCGTGAGTGGAGCGCCACATTTTAAGTTCAAAGCAGAAAAGAATCCACGATTCCAGATTGAAGCCACAGACCATGCGAAGGCTTGCGCTATGTTTGCGTCATTGTTAGAGGTTCCCTTCATGGTAGAAAACCCTGTTAGCCGACTCGCTACGCTATGGCGTAAGCCTGATTATTGTTTTCAGCCTTTCGAGTATGGTCAATACATACCGGAGTCGGAGGCAGATCACCCACTATATCCTGACTACATCGCGCCTCGTGATGCGTACTCGAAAAAAACGTGTCTGTGGACTGGCGGAGGTTTCAAGATGCCTAAGAAAAAGCCGGTAGACTGTGAGTCTTTCGGGAGTAGTCGACAGCACCGTAAGCTCGGTGGTAAGTCTATGCGTACAAAAAACATTCGGAGCGCAACGCCAAGAGGATTTGCGAGGGCGGTATTCGAAGCTAACAAAATGGAGGTAGCACAATGAATGACGAAGCAATCGAGCGAGCCGAAGCGCGGATAATCGCAGAAATTAAAAACCCGTTTGTTAGGCAAGCGAACGGGGATTATCTGTTCACTGACGAAGCGCAGGACGTTTTTAATAATTACCTCGAGGAGGAGTTAAACAAATGAAAGATAACCTATTGATGATTCTAGCACTGGTCGTACTGGCTTCAATTCATATTGGGATTATGGTTTGGATGTGGAGTCATGCTATCTGATATCGAGCGTCAAGAAAGGCGTGAACAGTTGATGAAGAAACACCGCAAGAAGCGCGGGGGATTTGTTTATAACAATTCAGGGAGGTTGCGAACCCTGTGTGATTTGTATAGGATTGATCCTGCACTAGATTTATTTTTATTTAAACCAAAAGAAAGGAAAGTAAAATGACATTTAAAAACCTACCACCCAATGGTTCCCCGAAAGACAGGGGCGGGGCAACATACTTTTATGATAGACCTTACGAGCCTCACTACTACCCAAGCGGAACGGGTAAGGGTATCCGAGTTCCTGAATCTCAAATGACACCGGAGCAAATCGCAGAATATAAAGAAGGTTGGGACGAAGCTGAACGTCTTGGAGAGAGAAAGGACTGGGGATAATGCTTAAAGACTTAGAGAAAACCAAACAATCGTTAATTGATTTGATGAAGCAGGGTATCAACCCGTTCGGTAAACCTGATCCTGACTGTAACAAATGTGAGTTGGTTGACGATGACGAAGACGGTATGGAGGTTTATTATTGTTCATGTAAGGAGGTAACACAATGACGCTAGAGGTTGAATGTTTACTTTGCTCGCACGTTTACCATGAACACGATACGTTCATCGAAGAATGCGCGAACTGTGGCAATCGGGACACCGAACAAACCATTTACTTGCAAGAGGAGAGTAAACAATGAGTAATCAATACAACGATGTACGTTTAGACCAAATCACTGACGATGTATTGTCCATGAGTTATGGTGAGGTTTGCCAGTATCTCGGACAGTATCGGAGCTTAGAGCAAGACGATGCCTATGATGAACTGATTGTTCTCAGATACGAGGACGATCAGTACTGGGCGAACGAATGAGGTGCGAAAGTTGCGACGGGTTGCTCTCGGATTATGAGGCAACTCGTAAGAATTTACGTTTAGAATTCGTCAGTTTGTGTAACGATTGTTTGTCGAGCAGTGATCTTGACGATGTGTTCATGCTCGATAGACCCGATTTAAAGCACGCTGACGACGATCTAACGTATACCGAAGGGGTAACCTACCCTGATGACATTACAACGAAACCTGGAGGCTCTGATGAACTCTGAGAGGGATACACAAACTGTTTACGAAGTGTTTCGAGACGGTAAGCCTAAGTATCAACTGATTTGGACGAATCATACAAAGCGTTTCTTGATTGATGGTAAGATGGTCAGTGAGAAGACTTGGACTAACAAACTTAAAAAGGACAAAGCATGAACGAAGATGACTACCAGATGATGGAGGAAGAAAATCACTACTTCTCGGTACTCTCGGAGATGGTAACCTTAATGGGACAACATGGGTCTAAGCAGGTCATGATGGACTTGTTGGAGTTAGCTATGCAGTCCGAGGTAGTTTCTAAGAGTATTAATTAGTTAGTTATTAGTTATTATTTTTATTATATGGTTTGAATAGTTTCTAATAGTTTAACTATATAGTTATATAAAGAAGGAGAATTGTATTATGGGTGTTCAGATACTAACGGCTCAGCCTTGTTCAGACTGTGGGAGCAGTGATGCTTTAACGATCTACGATTGGGGGACTAAGTGTTTCTCTTGTGACAAGGCAACATTTAAACCTAGTGAGGAATCTCTCAAGGTTGTGAACAGTAAGCAGTCATTCTCTCGTGTTCAAGGGGAGTTTAAAACGATTATCGATAGGCGACTTTCTAGGGACACCTGTCAGTTTTTTGGTACTATAGAAGTAGATAATCAATACCACTTCCCCTACTGCGATGAACAGGGAAACATCGTGGCTTACAAGAAACGTCAAGTAAACGATAAGAAGTTCTCAATATCTGGTAACTGGCGTGATGGTAAACTGTTCGGTCAGCATTTGTTTTCCAGTGGTCAGAAGATGTTAACGATTTGCGAGGGTGAATTTGATGCGATGAGTTGCTGGCAAATGTTCGGGGGAGTAAGTACTCATGCGGTGGTATCGGTACGCAATGGGGCGGGGTCAGCGTTAAACGATTGTAAGAATAACTTTGAATACATCGATAGTTTTGATACGATTGTTTTGTGTTTTGATAATGACCCTCAAGGTAAGGAAGCATCCCAACAGGTAGCGGATTTGTTTGGGTCAAAAGTTAAAGTAGTCAAGAACAGCGGTGAGTTCAAAGACGCAAGCGATTATTTGCAGTCTAAACAACACGAACTCTTTATGAAAGATTGGTGGTCCGCTGAACGGTTTGTTCCTGACGGGATTGTGGATGGAAGTACTTTGTGGGATATAGTTAGCGCACCAATGGAAGACAGTCTAATCAACTACCCATACAAAGGGTTGAATGATTTGACCTACGGCATTAGACCGAACGAGATGGTGATTGTTGCTGCCGGTTCAGGGCTTGGAAAGTCCCAGTTTATGCGGGAGTTTGTATACCATATCCTAAACAACAGCGAAGACAACATAGGACTACTGTTCCTAGAAGAAACGGTACGCACCACTGCTCGGTCAATGATGTCCTTACACGCCAACAAACTACTGCACCTACCTACCACTAAGGTATCAGATAAGGAACTGCGGGAGTCCTTCGAGGCTACGTTAGGCACTGGTCGATTGTTTCTACTCGACAGCAATGGTGAGCTAGACAGGGACAAGATCGTCAAGCGTGTCAGGTATATGGCTAAAGGTCTCGGATGTAAATATATTTTCCTGGATCACATATCTATCATAGTCGCGGGAGCAGAACGTGGGTCAGAGAGAGAAGCACTTGAAGAGATCATGCGTGAGTTGCGTATCCTAGTTAAAGAGACTGAGATATGTTTGTTCGGTGTCTCACACTTAAAGAGACCTGAAGGTAAGGGTCATGAGGAGGGAGCGTTAACGAGTTTAGCGCATTTGAAAGGGTCATCGGCTCAAGGTAATGTAGCGGATATTGTTATAGGTCTTGAGCGTAACGGTCAGCATGAGGACGAAGAAGAAAGACATACTACTCGCGTTCGTGTATTGAAGAATAGATTCAGTGGTCTTACTGGTCCCGCCTGTCGTTTGTTGTACAATAAACAAACTGGTAGGATGACTGAAAGATTTGACGAGGACGCACTGTGAAAAGACTAGCGATTGATATTGAGACTGACGGACTGGATGCCACCGAGATATGGTGTGCGGTTACTAAAGACATAGACAATGGAGACGTTAAGGTATGGAAATCAGCAAACGCATTACGCCAATACATAAGTTCGGAAGACCTATTGATTGGACACAACATAATCAAGTTCGACTTACCAGTATTGAAGAAGCTATGGAATTTGAATACGGACTCGAACCCGTTAAGAGATACGTTGATAATGTCAAGGTTGTTCAACCCCGTCCTAGAAAAAGGACATTCTCTAGATTCATGGGGCGTGAGGCTAGGGCTGAAAAAAGGGGACTTCAGTGACTTCGATGGTGGACTATCTGAGGACATGGTGGAGTACTGTATACAAGACGTTGAGATCACTCATGCACTATTCACGCATCTTGATTCTAGTTTACTGGACTGGGGTAAGTCAGTTGACCTTGAGCATGAGGTGGCTATGGTCGTGTTGCGTCAGGAAGAAAACGGATTCAAGCTAGATGTACCGAAGTGTATGGTCATGCTGTCTGATTGGCAGCAAAGCCTTATGGACATTGAAGAAGAACTGCAGCAGGTCTTTCAGCCGATAACCACTGAGCGTTTTAGCGACAAGACAGGTAAGCGATTGAAGGATAAAGTAGAGGTATTCAACCCAGGTTCCCGCAAGCAAATAGCGGAACGGTTGATGAGTCTCGGATGGAAACCAAGAAAACATACTGAAAAAGGGAGCGTGATTGTCGATGAGAAAGTATTACAAACTGTTAAAATCCCTCAAGCTAAACCTATTCTACGATATTTATTACTTCAGAAACGGGTGGCTCAAGTTAAGTCGTGGGTTGAAAATGTATCTGAAAGGGGACGGGTACACTGTCAGGTCAGAACCAACGGAGCGATCACGGGAAGAATGACGCACAGTAAACCTAACCTAGCTCAAGTACCTCGTGTCGGTAGTGAGTATGGTGAGGAGTGTAGATCTGTGTGGACGGTAGAGGACGGTAATGTACTACTGGGTGCTGATGCGTCAGGCTTAGAACTCAGGATGCTTGCACACTATATGGACGATAGGAACTACACGAAAGAGATACTCGAAGGTGATATCCATACAGCTAATATGCAAGCAGCAGGGCTGACCAACAGAGACCAAGCCAAGACGTTTATCTATGCGTTTCTCTATGGTGCGGGTCCTGCTAAGATCGGTCAGATTGTTGGTGGTGGTGAACGAGAAGGTAGACGATTGATCGATAGCTTCTTAAAGAACACGCCAGCCTTGCAGAAGCTGAAGGACAAGGTGAGCCGGTTAGCTGAGAAGGAATGGCTACCTGCTTTGGATGGTCGTAGGTTGATTGTCCGATCACAACACGCTGCACTGAACACTTTACTTCAGGGTGCGGGTGCAATAGTTATGAAGCAAGCGTTAATTATGTTGAACAGAAAGTTAATTCATGCTAATATGAATGCCCTTTTCGTTGCCAACGTGCATGATGAATGGCAGATAGAAACAACTGAACAGGATGCAGAAACGGTTGGACACTTTGCAGTGCAATCCATCCGTCAAGCAGGGATCCGTCTAAACTTACGCTGCCCTTTGGACGGGGAATTCAAAGTAGGACTAAACTGGGCAGCTACACATTAACTAAAGGAAATTAAATGAAACCAGTAAAAGTAAAAGGTCAGGTATTTTGGTCACGTCACAACGAACCTTATGATGATGGTAGGTACGGTGTTGATATTGGTCAACTGTCTGAGAAGGCAGTAGCAAAGTTACAAGATGAAGCTATGCTTGATGTTAAGCATAAAGAAGATCAGCAGTTTCATGTAACGTGTAAGAGTAATTACCCAATTAAGATGGTTGACTCTGAAGGTAATGAGATTACAGGTAAGATCGGTAACGGTTCTGACTGTATTGCTATCATTGATCCTTACACCTACAACTACAAAGGTAAGAAGGGTGTGTCAGCAGGGATTCGGGGGACGGTAGTTGTAACCAACCTGATTCACTATGATGCACCATCAGCTAGTGACCCAGAACTGGAAGCACTAGAAGCAGTATAATGGGTAGACCGTCTCTCAATAATGCAACTGCACTGATAGACGGTGATATCCTAGTGTATCGAATTGGTTTTGCTAGTGATGATGATGACGAGAAGTTTGCTATTAGTCGCATGGGAAACTATGTAACTAATTTACTGCTTCCCGCTTATGTAGATGACTTCTCAGGTTACATCACTGGTAGAACCAACTTCCGATACAACATAGCTAACGAGAAAGAGTACAAAGGGAATCGTAGTGGCGCTAGAAAGCCTAACCACTACGAAGCTCTGCGTCAGTACCTCATGGAAAGATGGGGGTTCGAGTTATCTGAAGGTGAAGAAGCGGATGATGCAATTGGTATTGCTGCCTACACTATGAAGGCAGGAGCCTTTTGCATCATGTCGTTAGATAAAGACCTTGATATGTTGCGGGGATGGCACTACAACTTTGTCAAGGACAATCTTTATTACATTACAGAGAAGGAAGCCATCAAACATTTTTATCTTCAGATACTGACAGGTGACAGAGTGGACAACATTCCTGGATTGCAGGGTATTGGTCCCGTGAAAGCTGACAAGATACTGAAGGACTGTAAAAACGAGAGACAATTATTCGCTGCGGTTTTAGAAGCCTATGAGGATAACCTTGAGTTGCTAACTGAAAGAGCGCAATTACTATGGATACGGAGAAAAGCTGGAGAGATCTGGATACCGAAGATTTCCCAGAGATAGCGTATATTGAATGGTTGGATGCCGTGTCAGAGTCTGGATGGGAAACCATCGAGAAAGCTGAAGCGCATCCTGTATTGAGTATAGGTTTCGTAGTGGCGGAAGATGATAACGCTATATGTATTGCTGCTGCTATATCCTACGATCAGTCTAACTCAAGAATGCAAATACCTAAAGGCATGATTACTAAAGTAAAGCGGGTTAGATTGAATAGGTTCTTAGACATAAGGAGAAAACAATCAAAACCCAAAGTGCAAAAGCCAAAGGAAGAAAACTCCAGCAGTGGTTCCGAGACAGAATTCTGGACAGGTTCAACTTTTCCAGGTCCGATGTAAGGTCAACCAGTATGGGTGCGGGAGGGGAAGACATACTGTTTTCTCAAGAAGCAGGTGACACGTTAGGTATATCAGTAGAGTGTAAGTCAAGAAGTTCTCTCGCTGTATATGCTTTCTATTCCCAAGCTGCCGACAACTGTCCAGAAGATAGAGAGCCTGTTGTTGTAATCAAACAGAATCATTCTAAACCACTGGTAGTTATCGATGCAGAATACTTCATACGACTGCTAAAGGAGCAACGTGTCTAAATACAGATTAAGGTATATTAAAAAGGGTTCTATCGTTACTAAAGAATTTAACATGCGTCCTGTTACTAAAGAAGATAAAGCTCGTTATGAGAAAATTTCTTTAGAGATTAAAGAGGCTTATGACAAAGGACTAGTTAAATGAGACACTTAGTCATACCTGATACACAGTGTAAGCCTGGTCATTCGTTTGAGCATTTAGAGTGGGTAGGTAAATACGCAGCAGAAAAGAAACCAGAAGTTATTGTCCATCTCGGAGATCACTGGGATATGCCAAGCCTTTCCATTTACGATGTCGGTAAGAAAGCATTCGAGGGACGGACGTACCAGTCTGATATTACTGCCGGAAACCTAGCGATGAACAGATTGATGAAACCAATTGTCAATGAAATCAATAGGTTAAAGAGAAACAGAAAGAAAACATGGAACCCTAAGTTAGTTTTTTTAATTGGTAATCACGAGCAACGAATAGAGAGAGCTATCGAGTCTGATAGGAAACTAGAAGGTTTGATAGGCTACAACGACTTCAATCTCAAACAGTATGGTTGGGAAGTGCAAGACTTTTTGGATGTAAAAATCATAAATAATATTGCATACAGTCACTACTTTACATCGGGCGTTATGGGTAGACCGGTTAGTAATCCTGGTTTATTATTACAGAAGAAGCACATGAGTTGTATTATGGGACACGTTCAAGACCGAGCTATATCATTTAGTAAACGGGCAGACGGTTCTAGTATTACAGGAATCTTTGCTGGTATCTGTTACCAACATGACGAGGACTACTTAACTCCGCAGACAAACGGTAGCTGGTCAGGAGTTTGGATGTTGAACGAAGTTAACAACGGTAGCTTTGACGAGATGCCAATCAGTTTAAATTATTTGAGGAAAAAATATGGAAATAAGTGAGACACTATCAACACGAGAAGGTCAGTATGGTCAGTACAAAGCTGTTAGCCAGATCAGTCAAGACATAAAGAAGAACATGCGACAGTCACCTAACTACTACATCATGCCTGACTATGCTCGTGAAAGTTTAGACATGATAGCTAACAAGATGGCTAGGATACTTAACGGTAACTACTATCTGAACGATTCATGGCATGATATAGGTGGGTATGCAGCGTTAGTTGTCATGACTAACGAGGACTTGGAGACTGAACGTGACCACACTGACGCTTGCTGAACTCATAGAGAAACTTAGTGTGTACGATGAGGTAGATATTGTAGAGTTATTAGAACTTACCTCATCTGACATACTGGATAGATTTGAAGATGTAGTTGAAGACAACTACGATAAACTTATAAAGGAAATAGAATGATGGATTTTTACCAACAGTACATTGCTAAGTCTAGGTACTGTAGATTTGTAGAAGCAACTGGACGTAGAGAAGACTGGTTTGACACAGTAGATAGATACATGGACTACATGAAGAATCATCTGGAGTCTAAGCATGGTCACGTAATGCCTGTTGAGACTGACTCAGAGCTTCGTGAAGCGATTAAAAACTTAGAGATAGTGCCGTCCATGCGGTCAATCATGACAGCCGGTAAAGCCCTTGAGAGGGACAACACGGCAGGTTACAACTGTAGCTATCTGCCTGTTGATGATCCTAAATGCTTTGATGAGGCGATGTATATCCTGCTATGCGGTACTGGTGTAGGCTTTAGTGTCGAGCATAAGTACGTTGACAAGCTGCCTGAGATACCAGAGAAGATGTTCAAGTCAGACACTACTATCGTTGTTGCTGACAGTAAGGAAGGATGGGCTAAAGCATTACGTCAGGTCATAGCACTACTGTACTCTGGTGAGATACCGAAGTGGGACTTACGAAAGGTTAGACCAGCAGGTGCTAGACTCAAGACCTTTGGTG